TGGCCGCCGTTGCCGGTAGTCAGGTGGCGATGGCCGCCGTTGCCGGTAGTCAGGTGGCGATGGCCGCCGTTGCCGCCTCAAGCATGGCGCTTATCGAGATTGTCCAAACCGCCACCGCCCGCGCCGCACTGATTGCCCACAACGACAACCTGCAAGCGGTGCGGCAACAAATCTACGACACCATCAAAACCGGCTGGACACGCAAGGCCAATATCCACGGCGGCTCGGAGGCCGCCGCACCTAACATCAGCAACACCATGACCAACCCGCTAAAAACGCCGGAAAGCGCGCTGGTGTTTACCTGTTTGGGGCGACATGCGAGTTACCCCAATGGCGTACTGGAGTTGCAGCATCCGGGGGGCATTTTTGCCGCACACACCACAATCCCCCGTGTACAACCGAGCAACATGGTTGCCGTGGACGGCATCAGCTTTGGCGGGGCAATCGTGCGCCAACGGGCAAATTATGGTTATGGCTACGCCGAGATTTGGGCGAAGGAGTAAATCATGGGCTACCACATCCTCAACAGTAAAGGCGAAATCACCGGCTGGACAGAAACCCCGTTTGAAACTGCCGAAGGGCAACGCTTGATTGACGAAAACGACTACCACCCCGACCCGCAAGCGGCGCTCGCTGCCGCCAAAACCGCCAAACTGCACGCTGCCGCCAGCGCCGCACAAGCCTTTATCGAAACCGTGGCCGGTTTGGACGGCGTACCGCAATTTGAGCGCGACTCATGGGCGCAGCAATCACTAGAGGCGCAAGCATGGGCGACCGACAAAAACGCGCCCACACCGATACTGGCAGGCATCGCGCAGGCGCGCGGCGTACCGCTCGATGACCTGCGCGCCAAAGCACTCGCCAAGACCAATGCTTACACCGCGCTCACCGCCAGCGTCGCCGGACAACGGCAGGCGCTGGAAGACCAAATCCGCGCCGCCGAAGACCTCGCCGCACTCGATGCCATTGCCATCCACTACAAGCCACCGATGATGCCAATGATGCCCGCCGCACAGGAGGGCAAATGAGCGTTTACGTCGCCTTTTACAAAGGAAAACCCCGCCCCGGCTCGTCGTTGCGCGAGCGTGTCAAATACCTCTTTGACGGTGCCATCCGTGTCATTACCCGCTCGCCCTACTCGCATTGCGAACTGGCCATCCCGGATACCGCCCGCCCCGGCGTCTATTTTTGCGTGTCGGCGTCGGTGCGCGACGGTGGCGTGCGCGGCAAATTCATGATGCTCCCCGGCGACCGTTGGGACCTGTTGCCTGCCATCGACCCCGAATACCTGCGCGACCCCGACCACTACAGCCGCATCCTGCGAACCCTGCCCGCCGAAACGGTCAGCGACTGGCTGCGCCGCTATCAGGGGCAACGCTACGACTGGCTCGGCGTCTTCCGCTTTGTCTTCCCCTTCCTGCGCCAGTCCGACCAGCGCTGGTTTTGCAGCGAATTTGTCGCCACTGTCCTCGGCATGGACAACCCCGCACAACAATCCCCCCAATCCATCTATCAGTACCTCTATGGAGTAAGCACAAAATGAGTACCGAATATTTGCATGGCGTTCGCGTCATCGAAATCAACAACGGCAGCCGCCCACTGCGCACCGCCTCGACTGCGGTGATCGGGCTGGTCGCCACTGGCGAAGACGCCGACGCGGCCATATTCCCGGAAAACCGCCCTGTCCTCATCAGCAACCTGCCCGACGCCATCGGCAAGGCGGGGACCAAAGGCACGCTCGCTCCGGCGCTGTCTGCCATCTACAAGCAGACCAACGCCTTGACCGTCGTCGTCCGCGTGCCGACCTCGAAGGAAAAGAACGACAACGGCGCCGACCAAGACGCCAAGACCATCGGCGCGTTTGAGAACGGCCGCTACAGCGGCGCGAAGGCGCTGCTCGCTGCCAATGCCGAACTGGGCGTCGTGCCGCGCATCATCGGCGCACCGGGGCTGGACAGCCAGGCGGTAACAACCGAGCTGGTGGACATCGCCAAGAAAATGCGCGGCTTTGTCTATGCGCGCGCCATCGGTACAACCAAAGAGGAGGCGGTTGCCTACCGCGCCAACTTCAGCGCACGCGAGCTGATGCTGATTTGGCCGGATTTCACCGGTTTCGACGAGACGGCGAAGAAAACCAACACCATCCACGCCACCGCCGTCGCCCTCGGCCTGCGCGCCAAACTCGACCACGAGGTCGGTTGGCACAAGACCATCTCCAACATCGCCGTGGACGGCGTGACCGGCCTCACCGTGGATATTGACTTTGACATCACCTCGACCGCCACGGACGCCAACTACCTCAACAGCAAGGAGGTCAGCACGCTGGTCCGCGAGCAGGGCTTCCGCATTTGGGGCAGCCGCACCTGCTCGGATGACCCGCTGTTTGCCTTTGAATCCTACACCCGCACCGCGCAAGTCATCGCCGAAACGGTGGCACGCGGCCACCTGTGGTCAATCGACAAACCGCTATCGCCCGGCTTGGCCAGCGACATCATTGCGGGCATCAATGCCGAGCTGCGCACACTCACCAGCGGCGACTATCTGCTCGGCGGTGAGGCTTGGTACGACGACAAAGTCAACAGCAAAGACACCCTCAAAAAGGGCAAGCTCGCCATCAGCTACAACTTCACGCCGGTTCCGCCGCTGGAAAACCTCAACCTGCGGCAATCCATTACCGACATCTACCTCATCGACTTCGCCCGCCGCGTCGAAGCCGCCAACTAAGGAGTCATCATGCTACCCAAGATCATCAAAGACGCCATCCTGTCCGTCGAGGGGCAGGGCTATGCAGGCATCATCGACAACGTCGAGTGGCCGAAAGTCGCCCGCAAGGCCGAAGAATACCGCGCGGGTGGGATGCTCGGCCCGGTAATGCTCGACCTCGGCCAAGAAGCAATGGAGCTGGCCTTTGAGGCCAGCGAGCAGACCAGCGAAATGATCGCCGCCTACGGCGCCTGCGGTTTGGCAGGCGTCAAATTCCGCATCAATGCCTCGGCCGAAAGCGAAATGAACTGCGACGGCCACGGAATTGAGGCCGTGATGACCGGCCGCATGAAAGAAATCGACTTCGGCAGCTCAAAACCCGGCGAGCTGCAGAAAACGAAGTACACCGTCTCCCTCGCCACCTTCAAATATTCGATTGACGGCCGCACCCTGTTCGATATCGATTTCCCCAACAACATCTACATCGTCAATGGCACGGACATGCTCGAGAAGCGCCGCGCCAATCTGAAAATGTAATAAACAGGAGACATCCCTATGATCGACAACACCCTGAAACTCCACAAAGCCATCACTCGTGATGGTAAACCGTTAACCGACATCAGCTTGCGCGAACCGAGCGCCGGCGAGCTGCGTGGCATCAAACTATTCGATCTGGTCCAAGGTGACTCCGGCGCCCTGGTTGAGTTGCTGCCGCGCATCAGCACCCCGGCGCTGACCAAACAGGAGGCGCTCGGCCTCGGCCTGCGCGACACGATGCTCGCCCTCAATCTGGTCGCCACCATGATTACGGGAGGCGAAGGGACTGACGGCAACGATGACGCGGGGAAGCCATCCCCCTAAGCGTCGAAGAAGCATGGGCAGACATCAACATTGTTTTCGGTGGCGGCTGGCCGCCGAGCGAGATGGACAGGATGAGCATTCGCGAGTTGCTGCGCTGGCACACCATCGCCCGCGAGCGCAACGCGCGCGAGCAGGCTGCCATCGACAACGCCCGACGCTGATCCACGAAAAAGCCGCCTCAAGGGCGGCTTGTGAAGGAAAAGGCATTACAGCGGCAATCCGCGTGACAGGGGATGACGTCCGGTCTGTTTCTGTTCGGCTTCAAAACGTGCCTTTTCCAAACGGCTTGCAGTCTCTCTGCGGTGACGGTCGCGTTTGGCCTGCCATGTCCAGAACCAGTCTGCCATCAATCCATAGAGTGGTTCAAAAAGTACCTCGTTGAAGAAGGCGAGGACAACGCCGATGACGCCCAAAACTGTCAGGCTGACCATGATCCAAAGCAGTATCCAAAGTTCCATGATGTCCTCCTTTTCTCTTTCGATAACCGGATTGTAGCAGAACCAACTAAGGAAATCTTATGGCCGAACTCAATTTACAGGTGCGCCTGCGCGCCTTTGACCAGATGAGCCGCACCTTTGCCAATATCGGGCGCAGCGGACAACGGTTGGCGCGGCAGTTTGACCAGAACCGTGCTGCGCTACGCCGATTTGATGCGCAGTTGCGCGACATCAGCGCCTACCGCCGCCAGCAGCAAGCGGTGCGGCAAAACGGGCAGGATTTGACGCAGATGCGGCAACGGGTACGCGACCTGCACAATCAGCTGCGCAATAGCACGGCGATGGGGCAAAGCACCACCGCCATGCGCCGCTTGCGCGACGAATACAACCGCGCCCGCCAGTCGGTCCATCAGTTGGAGCAAACGCGCAGCCGTGAGCAGCAGCGTTTGGCACAGCTAAGTCAGCGCTTACGCGAAGCAGGCATCAATACCCGCAATCTGACCTCCGAAGAGGCTAGGCTGCGTAACGAAGCGCGGCGCACTAATGATGACCTCAACCGGCAGGCCGACCGCCTGCGCCGCCTGGCCGAGAGACAGCGTCAGGCGGAGGCGCGCCTCGCCCGTCGTGATGCCGGACTGGCGGTTTCGGCCAACGCCTCAATGGCCGGCTATGTCGGCATCAATGCTGCGCAGCGCGGAGCACACCTGCTCAGTGCTCCGGTACGCGAGTTCATGGGGCAGGAGCAGGCATCCACCGACCTCAAGGTCACGATGATGCGTGCCGACGGCAGCTTCGGCGCTTTCGAGGAACTGAACAAACAGGCGAAGCAGCTCGGAAACATCCTGCCTGGCACCACCCAGGATTTCATCAATCTGGCCAAAGCGCTGAAAGAGCAGGGTGTCAAGGACGAAGTGCTTACCGGCGGTGGCCTGAAAGCGGCGGCGGAACTGGCCGTGTTAATGAACATGGGGCAAGAGGAAGGCGGCACTTTCACGGCGCGGATGATCGAGGCACACGGCCTCAATCCTGACGACCTGAACAAGGCCGCCGACATGACCCAGCGCGCCTATTTTGCCTTCGGACTGAAAAAAGAAGACATGGCGGAGGCGATGAAATACTACGCCCCTAACGTCAACTCGCTCGGACTGACCGGCGAGGCCAACTACCGCAAGCTGCTTGCCCTGCAAGGGTTGGCGGCACGGCAGGGGCTGGAAGGCTCCATGTTTGGCACCAACTTTTCGATGATGCTGTCCAAACTAGGCGAAGGACCGAAGGCTCTGGAGATGGCGAAAAAAGGGATGAAAGGGGAAGCACGCGATGTCCTGAAAAAAGCCGGGGTCAAATTCAATTTCTACAACAAAGACGGCACCCTGAAAGACATCGAGAGCATCGTCAAGGAACTGGAGAAATTTGACGTTGTTCGCAAGAAACTGGGCGATGAAGAAGCGCTGCTGGCGATGCGGCAGATGTTCGGCGAACAGGGCGGACGTGTCGCCAAAATCCTCGCGCAGCAGGGGGTGGAAGGGCTGACTCAGGCGCTGGCCGATATGGACGAGCAGGCCGACAAAACCATGCGCATTACCGAAAAGACCTCGACTTTGTCTGCCGCCTTTGAGCAGCTTGAAGGGGTTGCCACCCTGCTCTCCGGTACCATCGGAGAAACCCTGCGCGACAGCCTGTTGTGGCTGAGTAACAACCTGCAAGACTTCATCGAGAACACGCTGCAGCCCTTCGTCAATAACAACAAAGAGCTAGTGAAATGGCTCATGGTTGGCGCCGCCGGGCTGATTGCCCTAGCGGCAGTTGGCGGTACGCTGCTGCTGGTGTTTGCCGGCCTGAATGCGATGTGGGTCATGGGCCGATTCGCCATAGGCGGCTTGTTGGCAAACCTCGGTTTACTCGGTCGTCTATTCACGAGTTTTGCCGGTTTTGCTGCGGTAGCCGGCAAAGCGGCACTATCGGGACTGGCAACCGCTGTCATGTGGCTGGGGCGTGCTTTCCTCATTGCCGGACGCTTTATGCTGGCCAACCCCATTGTCCTCGTCATTGCCGCTGTCGTTGCCGCCGGCTGGTGGCTCTATAAAAACTGGGGCAACGTGATCGGCTTCCTCAAAGACCGCTGGGCGGCGCTGAAAAACTGGTGGCTGACTAATCCCGTTTCCTCGGCCATCATTGGCGCCTTCTCTGCCGCAATCGAATTCTGCGTCAATCTGCCGGGGCAGCTGTGGGATTTGCTCACCGGCGCCGGCACCCGCGCCATCGAAGCCATCCGCAACTGGTCGGTGCTGCAGGCCATCATGGACATTTTCGGCCCCGCGATTGACTGGGCCACCAATAAAATCAACTGGCTCATCGACAAAATCAAGGGGGCATGGGAATCGCTGAAAGGGTTGGTCGGTGCGGCGGAGGAAGGCAGCATCCTCGAAAACAAGCAAGTCGCAGCGCAAGTGGAAGGGTCGCGGCCGCTTGGCGGCAGCACAAGCAGCCAAACAACGCGCGGAGATGCGTACAAACGCCATGCGTAACGCCGGTGTACTCGGTAACAGCAGCGTACCTAAACCACCAGCGGCCAAACCATTATCCCCCGTCACCCGTGGCCAGCCGTTATCCAGCAATTACGCGCCGACGGTAAACGTCAACATCAACGCCCAGGGGATGGACAGCAAGGAACTGGCGGCCAATGTCAAAAAAGAAGTCGGCAGTGCCCTGGCCGCCGAACGCCGCAAACAGGCGGCGGGTATGCGCAGCGCAATGTACGACGCAGCCCCGGCTTGATAGGAGAAAACCATGCTGATGTGTTACGGGCTTTTTGTTTTCAGCGTCCACACCGCCCCTTTTGACAGTGTGCAGCGCAGTACAGAGTGGCGCTGGCCATCCAACAACCGCACCGGCGGCGAACCCGCCTATCAGTTTGTCGGGCGTGGCGAAGACCAAATCACCCTGAATGGAGTGCTGATGCCTGCCTACACCGGCGGGCCATCCAGCCTCAACATGTTGCGTGAAATGGCCGAGCGCGGTGAGCCGTATTTGCTGATGCGCGGCGACGGCAAGGTACTGGGCTACTGGCTGATCGCCTCGCTCAACGAAACCGCGAGCGAACTCATCTTCGACGGTAACGCACAGCGCATCGAATTCCAGCTGGCATTGAAACGCTACGACGGCCGCTATAGCGAGTACGGCAAACTCGCGCCGCTGCTGCCGCTGATTACGAGGCTGTTCTGATGACCCCTACCTATCAACTTATCCTCGAAGGCCGTCCCCTCGAACTGCGCGGCCGCCTCATCTCGCTCTCCCTCATCGATAAAAACGGCATGGAGGTGGACGAGCTGACCGTAGAAATCGACGACAGCGACGGCATGGTGGAACTGCCGAGCAAGGGCAAGAAGCTGACCGCTGTCTTCGGTTTTGCCGGGAGCGAACAAAACCGGGGCAGCTACATCGTGGATGAAATCGGCCATCACGGCCCGCCGGATGTCATCACCATCCGCGCCCGCTCAGCGGATTTTCGTAAAACACTGCTCGAAGAGCGCGAACAGAGCTACCACAAGACCACCATCGGCGCCATCATCGGCACCATCGCCGCGCGCCACGAACTGACCCCGGCTGTATCGCAGGAGCTGGCCGGCATCAGCATCGACCACCTTGACCAGACTAACGAAAGTGACGCCCATCTTGTCACCCGTCTTGCACAGGAGCATGACGCCGTCGGCACCGTCAAGGACGGCCGTTTGCTCTTTACGGTGCGTGCAGCGGGTAAAACCTCATCCGGTCAAGATTTGCCAACCGTCACCATCCACCGCAGCGAGGGCGACAGCCATGACTTTACCGATGCCGACCGTGATGACCGCGTAACCGGGGTTGTTGCCTACTGGCACGACAAAAAAGGGGCGAAACGGAAAAAAGCCGAGATCGGAGCAGACGGCTACCGCCGCCACCTGAAACAAACCTACAACAGCGAAAAAGAGGCGAAGGCAGCGGCAGAAGCGGAAATGAAGCGCATCAAAACCCGCTCGCGCACCCTGACCCTCAATCTCGCCGTGGGCCGCGCTGATCTCTTCGCCGAACAACCGCTCATCACGCAGGGCTTCAAACCGCAGATCGACGCGGTGCGCTGGTTCATCAAAGAAATCACGCATACCCTCGGCGACAACGGCTACACCTGTTCGCTTCAGTGCGAGGAATTGAGCCGTTTGGCGTAGGCGGGAAGAAAGACTATACTTGTACAAGTATTTGTACAGGTAACACCCATGCACACGATCTCTTTCACCGATGCCCGCAGCAACCTCAAACACGTCCTTGACCGGGTGGCGAACGACCGCGACATTACTCTCATCACCCGCCGCAACGGCGAAGATGCCGTCGTTATGTCGCTCGATACCTACAACAGCCTGACCGAAACCCTGCACCTGCTGAAAACGCCCGCCAACGCCGCGCACCTGCAACGCTCCATTGCCCAGTACCAAAACGGCCAGAGCGCTCCGCAGGAACTCGCCGATGACTGAACGCCTGCTCGCCTTCACCGATGAGGCGTGGCAGGATTACCTTTACTGGCAGGCACAGGACAAAAAGACCCTGAAACGCATTAATTTGCTCATCAAGGAAACGCTGCGCGAACCCTTTGCCGGCATCGGCAAACCCGAAGCGCTCAAGGCCAATCTGGCAGGATTTTGGTCGCGCCGCATTGATGACAGCAACCGCTTGGTTTACGCCGTGGACGAACGCGCGCTGACCGTCATTTCCTGCCGCTATCATTACGGCAAATGACGATGGATGGATGATGCAAACCTTTGGAGGATTGGCATGACCCGTATCGCTGACCTGCCCACCTTCGACATGGCCGAACAACTCCGCGACGCGGAAGACATCGCGGCTTATCTGCAATTGGCGCTGGATGATGAAGACCCGGCCGAACTGGCGCATGCGCTGGGCATTATTGCCCGCGCGCGCGGCATGACGGAAATCGCGCAAAAAAGCGGCATGAGCCGCGAAGCACTTTACAAGGCATTGCGCCCGGGCAGCGACCCACGCTTTGCCACCATCAGTAAAGTCATGAAAGCGCTGGATATCAAACTGACCGCGACACTAAACCCTTGAAATTCACACTCATCAAATATTGGTCGCGCCGCATTAATAAAACACGCTGCCTAGCTTTATGCGCTGGATGATCACGCTATCACCCTTATCGCTTGCCGATATTATCGCATTATGGATAAGAGCCGAATCCAGACACTAACCAAAAAGATAACACCCATCATTAAGTAATTTTTATCACTAATGAAAACTGCCAAAAGCAAATCGCCAGCAACAAAAGGCCGTATAGGAAAAGGAATACAATAAAATCCAAAACAATCATACAAGAAATGCTAAGCCATAATATGGCTATCAACGCAAGAACTGATATGGAAAACCAAACAATGATGGAGTATAAAAAAGTTTTTTTAAGTTAACAAGATGACCAGAAGCATTCAATTGTTTTGCCAATGGCGTATTGATCGCTAAAATCAACGTCAATACGGCAAGTAAAAAGCCCGACAGCATAATGGCATACTGCGCAAGATTGTTGAGTAATAAACCAACCTTATCCGCGTGTTCGCTGTAAAAAGAATGCACTTTATCGTGCAACCTCCATGCCACTATACCCGCCAAACACGGGAAAAAATCATAAATCCTAGAGAACTTCATCAATATCAGTTTTGTTGCTATTGTAGACATCAAGCATTCTATCAAAAATTACGGCACGCAGATGCTCTAAATTTTCATCCGGTGCTATGTCAAACTGACTCCTTAAAAAATCCTCAACAAGATCAACCGAACCATTAGGGTCTTTGCTGTGGAAGTAAGCCTTTTCTGTACGACTACCCCATTTTTTGAGTAGATCTTGAACTACGGTTGAAATATTTTCCAAAGGCAATTTTTTATGCTCGGACGAGACACTCAATTTTACCGACTGTGAGGATGGTGACATCTTTTTGAGTGAAATAAGCGCATCACTTAGGAGATCACCAAAATATTCAGTATTATAAAACTCGGGATTTTCAGGAACGGAAACTTTAATCTCATACCGGCGATACTCATACACTCCGGAAAGAATTTTTTGCAATGCCCCCTTTTTAATCAGCCTAACAATATCTAAATTATATTGGTAAGAAAGCGCTTTTTTCCAGTAATCAATAAATTTACTAATATACGCTCCATTCTTATTTACTTGATAAATAAGAACATCCCTTTTGGTTAAAATAAACTGATTCCAATCAGTCAAAAACTCATCTGCATTTAAAGGTAACAAACTGTCAATATCAGGAGAATTATTTCCACGCTGCACAATGATAGGCTTATCATTTTTATTGCGGTATTTCCGAATCTCACCCTTTAAAAAATCTTTATTTTTGTCTTTAATGGTGACTTTATACTCATCATCCCCAATTGAAATAACCTGATATTCCTTGTTGGTAAGAATTTTAAATAATGAATGTGAGACATTATTGTCATCTTTAAGGATTATCCGATAAAAATCAACTTTATAAGTTTTATTCTTTTTCATTTATTTATCTCCATATACTTAGCGCTATTTTCCTGTTTCATACGAGAATTCAAACGCACGGTGCGCAATAGCCATATTCCGCCAAAAAGTGGCGGTACATCTCTTGCCAGCGCGCTTCCAGGCGCTCCATTTTGCTTTTGCGTCTTTTCGTCGGCTTGATGTGGTAGCGCTCTTTGGCGGTTTCGCGGTCGTTAAAGGCATGCCACAGGTCAATCCTGGCTTTCGCCTTGCGGCCTTCGCCATCGGCATCCCCCCGCCAGTTGCGCCACAGCCAAACGATAAGATTGTAGCGGCACCACTGGTACACCGGCAACAGTAGCCAGGAATTGCGCAGGCTGATATTCATCGCAGAAGCAACGAGGCCAATCGCCGCCATACAAATCCCCGCCACGGTCACGATATAGGCGGACACCGCCTGCGGCGATGAAGCGGCCTGTCCGGGGAACAGGAGTACCGACAACTGCGCGAACACAATGGCCAGCACAAGGAGCAGTACCCCCATGAAAAAGCGCATGCCAGTATCGGTTTTGTCCGTCTTGTCGCGGTGTACCTTGAAAAAGGCTTCGGGGTCGCCGCCTTCGCCGCCTTCGCTGCTTTGACCATCCTTGTCGCGCCGCGATGCGGCAACCGTTTCGGAATCGCGGCCAGAGTCACCACCTTGGCTACTTGATCCACCGCTGCTATCTTCGGCTTTATAGTTTTTTGGTTCTTCTTCGAACCAATCCGTAGCAAGCA